GTGCTTAGATTTACTGCCTTTGTGCCAACGTAACCACCCATTAGGTTATCTCCATGTAACTCATCGTGACTGAAAGCTTATCTGCTACAGAACAGTCCACCTTTATAATATCGCCAACATTCATGTTAATTTTACCGTCTATTGGTGAAAGCATAGAACCAGCAGGAATAGGCACATCTTTAATTAAATGCGCTGTCGTGTTTTGCGTCTGACCTGTTTGAGTTGTTGTGCTTACTAAAGTCACTGAGGCCGTAACTTGTGCAGTGTGAGTATTGGCTAATGTTAAACCAATTAAAACTACCGTACTGCCACTCTGTACTGTATAAATAGCCTCTGGAGTTCCAGAACTAGCAGGGGCTAAATCTCTTGTAACTAATTTAAAATCATTTGCCATTTTTCTATCCTAACGCAATCGCCATAGCTACAGGTACGTTTGCACGTTCATTAAAATCTTGGGACGATAGTGTAATAAAAACACTCGCGTTACCTGATAAATTTAAAAGAGAACCAGTAGAGCTAGATTGCAAAGAACGGCTTAATGTTGTGCCACTGTGCGTGTATGTGCCAGTGCCAATTTCGTAAGCATTACCGTCCTCTACAACATAAGTTACAACATCACCGTTAACTATACCGCCATCAGCAAAAGTCCTAAAACCAGTAACCGCACTACCTAAAGTAATCGTACCTGTTCCACTTGTGCTAGTGTTTACTTTTACTCTGTCAGCTACTTTACCCATTAATCACCTAGCTTGGGTCTGGTATGCCAATGTCCAAGGCGTTAAGGCTCCAAGTATTTCCGCTGTTAACAGATTGTGAAGCCGTAAGCGCACCTGTCACTAACAAACGTGAATTTGTGGTGTCTGTGATTGCGTAATGTGTTGCTGTACCAGTGCCAGTAATATTACCATCTATTATTGCTGCCAGCGTTACCTTTCTTCCACCACCGCTACGATCCGCTGGGCTTCCAATAGAAATACTGGTTTTGTTACCTAGCGTGTGCGTTGACGTTGCAGAAGCATAACTTGTAGCTTCCTGCGATGTCAAATCTACCCTGTTAGCCTCCGTGTCTAAAATCGTTAGACCGTTATCTAGTACCCTGTCTGCTATGCTTGCCATTAGTAACTCCTTATCTTAATTCTGCGCCCTGAAGCTGACGTTTTTGATCTTTCACTTTCACTATTAATATCACTTATCGCTTTTTGATACAATGCCGACCATGTTTGTATTCTAACATCTTCTTGCAAATATGGGGAAGAATGAAGCAAAGCACCATATAAATAAGCGTCTGGGTAATTATTAAGCAACCAATTTGTCGGGTTGCTATTATTAAGTGCATCTATTTTTTCGTAATATAATAACTCAAGAGTATAAGTTGCATCTGGTTTTGGAAAAACTTCTATTGAACTATCTAATATAGAATACGTTGTTGGCGTTCCTGTCGTATCATTATTTGCCTCACGAAGCTTGGATATTTCTAATGCACTTGCTTGCTCCAAAGTAGATACATCAGAACCCGTAATAACAAACCTGATAGGCTGTAAAAAATCTGTAGGTAAACCTGTATACTGATTATCTAACAAAGCTGTAGCACGTTTTTCCATTCTGTAATGACGAACTTCTCTATTCATTTGTGCTTCTGATAATAAAATAAAATCAGGTATAACCGCAGTTAAATCATCTCTATTAAGAAAATCAGCAATGCTTGCTTTTAACTCATCGTATGTCGTCAGAGGCATCAGTATAATCCTTTACCTTTACACGATAAAACTTTTGCATTGTATCGCTTTGATATTCTTTTAAAACTTTAACATCGTATTTTTCATAGGCGTCCATAAAACCTAAACCAATATCATCTACATCCATTTCATATTCTGTCATTCGCCTGCCCTTTTTAAGTATTCAATCAATTCTCCAACTGATCCATCTCGCCTGCTCACATCTTTTGGTATTACTTTTTGAAACTGAGTATACACATCTGGGCGGTATTTTCTATTGCTTAATCCTAAAAATCCAAATTGTTTTGCATATTTCATAGCTCTTGCCAGTGCTAATTCGTTAATTTCTACAGGATTTAGTTCTTTTTTGTATTTTACAGCTAAATCTTTTACCTCTTCTAATGCTATAGGAAAAAACTTATCTATATCTTGGCTTATGTCATAAAATCCTTCGGCTGGCTCTCTAGTGTGATGAACATAATCACCTAATCCACTTTCAGGAAAATAATTTTGATCTCCAAAATAAGATTGATCTGGATAATCTTGTATTATTACCTCTGGTTCCTCACGAAATGGTGTTAGCCTTGTTGGTGATGCTAATCGCCTTTCTTGGCCTCTTATGTTAGGATTTGTCAACTGCCTGGCTGGATCTATAACTTTTAAAGGTTCATCAGAATAATGAAAAAGGTCCAGCAATCCTTTAGCTATTTTACCTACCGTATTTAAACCTCTTCTCGCCATCAATCACCCCAAGTCTTAATGATTTCTTCTAGCTCTTTAAGTTCCAAGCCATCTGGCATACCTTCTGGATCTACTGCCCAATCTGGCATAATTCCTACTTTTTGATCTGCGTAGACTGTATCTGCTCCTGAAGCTGCCCTGTTTTGATTTGCAAATGGACCAAAGTTTACTAAACTATTTTGCCCTCTTGTTTCTGCCGCCATCGCCCTTCTAGCTTCTGGTGTATACATCCTCATATGCTGTAGAAAAGCTCTCTCTTCGCCAGCACTTCTAAATTGTGGGTTGCCAGATCCTAAATGCCCAAAAGTATCGTGGACAACTCTAAAAGCATCGTTGGCTACTGCATCTTCTTTATCTCCAACTCTGCCTACTTTTGTAAGCATCGGGTTTCTTGAAGCATCAAATGCAGCGTTACTGCCATATCCAAAATCTGTTGGAAATACTGTTAGGTTTTTATTTTCCACAACATCTTTATATCCTAGTGCTGGGGAAGCAGCATATGGATCAGGCATATTTGGCTTTAGAAAAGTAAAGTTTATTCCTGTTTCTTTTAAGGCATCATATTGCGCCATTGTTTCTTCTATTAACGCTTCATATGCTTTCTTAACTTCAGGATCATCAGGATTATTCTTCATCCTTTCATATGCAGCGGCTATCAATTTTGCTCGTTTTTCGTCTTGATCTGGGTAACGCAGATAATCAGGAACATCTATGCCTGCTTCTTTAATGTAGTTTTCTTCAGCCCTTTTTATCTCAGCTATTTCTCTGGAAGAATATCGCTCTCCATCAATTTTAACTGCTGCTGGCTTACCAGCCTTACCAACCATGTTCACATCAGGATTAGTTTCTAACTTCTCGCCTAAAAGATATGGCCTAGATTTTTTAACTCCTGAAGAATAATCTGCAATGTGGCTTAACAAGCCTGCCATTTGTGCAGTAATTGCCTCAAAAGGAACTTCGTTAGTGATTGCCATTAAATCTCTTCCAAGCCTGTCAGAGCTATTTTTGCCCATTCCCAACCCTTCTAATGTGGATTGAACTTTTCCCACACCTTGCCCTGTCACACCTCTAATAGCAGGGTCTAAGTGCGCCAAAACTCGCAAAGGTATTAAAAGAGGATTGTATTTTTGATTGCCCTGTATATTATAAAATGGAGAATTATCTATTTCTTCAAACGCTTTACGAGACTTTCTATAACCATAATTTTCAGATGGATCTCGTCTGTTTCTGCCCATTAAAAAATCAACGAAAGACGACATTATAAACCAGCCCCTGATAAATATTCTTCTATTTCTTCTTTTGTTACGTCAGGCTTCTGCAATAGTTGGGCCATACCTACACTAGCTGGAACAACTGATGCTGATAAGTTTTTGAGGTGTTTGAACTCAGGATCAAATCTAGCAAATGGTGATCTAAGCCTATTACCTTTTTGCACTAATATATCTGTTGATGGTTCTCTTGATTTAGCTTGCTGTGTTCTATTCCATGCAGCAACATCTTTACCTAATTCTTTATCTTCATAATTTATAGGATTTCTTGGATAACCGAAAGGTCTAGCATCAGGGGTTTGCGTACCTCTATCTAATATATTAAATAATGTAATGGTTTCGGCATCTGTGTCTCTCAAACCATCTGCTATACTGTCTGTTGTTAAAGTTGGCTTGTCTGCCCCTATCTTTCTTACCGTTCCATCTGGAAATACATCACCTAACAAATTACCATATTGATCTGTTTTATCGTAATCAATGTTGCTAAATGTCGATCCCTCTACATCTACTCTTGGTTCAAATTGTTCTCTTCGCACCACTAACGGAATAATTACACTGTCAGGATTATCTGCATCAACATATGAATTAGCTATACCAGTATTGTCACTGAGATATACTGTGCCAGCATGACCTTCTGTGTTATATGTGTCTATATCATCAAAATATTGTAATTCTGGAGCATTACCTGTACCATGATAAAATTGTGGATCACCACGATTAAATGCGTCTTTTCTTTCCATTCTTGCTATTTGTGACATATCTATCGGTGTATTTTCAAACATATACAAATCGTCTGCAATCTCCATCATTTTATCTGTAATTTCGTTTGCTTGCCCTGCTGCTCGTTTAGCTAATATATATTTAGCCATTTCCTGACCTGGATTGTCAGAAGCCATTATAACATCTATCAAACTTTGATTTAATTGTGCATTTGGCCTCGATGTATCTGAACCAACAAGAAAATCCAAAATGCCTTTTGCAATATTACTACCAGATTTTGCTCTACGACCCATTACCACTTCACCCTGTTAGCCCAATATGCTGCTGACATTTTGCCTTTAGCTATATTCTTTGCGTGTCTTGCCTTAAATGATTTAGCACGTTTTGTCATCTTTTTATCGCCAGTTTTACCTTGCTGTCCAAAACGTATAGTTTTTACTTTGTCACCTTCTTTGGCAACGACAATGTGGGATTTTGTTTTATGGCTGGGAGTTCGCTTTGGTTTGTTGTAACCACTAACACCAGCACGTTTGATGCGGCTATCTTTTTTCTTTTCAGCCACATTAGCCCCCCAAGAGTGTCATTTTTCTGGGTACAAAGTTTCCATTCTCATCATAAACATATGCTTGACGTTCAGGTATTGTAGCGCCACCTAAAACATCTAACATATTAAAAATTGCGCTAACAGTTCCAGCACCCTCATATTGACCACCACTTGCTTGTGGACCGCCTCTATCACCCATGTCGGCACTGTCTCTAAAACCTATTTGCTCTCTAGGAATTACATAGTTACCATCTATCTTTTCACTGGCTGGCCCTGCTGGACGTACTTTTGCAACATTTAAAGCTGTGGAAATAGGACCAGCGCCTTTGAAGAAATTACCTGAAGTATTCATTCCACCGCCATCTCTAATGTCTACAGAGAAAGGCACATATCTTCCCATATTAGTATAATAACCATAGCCACCATCATTTTGACTATCTCTGATAATCTTTTGGTTAGCTTCTGTTCTGGGATCAATAGACGGTTTACCGCCTTTACCACCGCCACCACTTCTGGTTACTGGACTTGCTGCGGCTTGGGAGATATTACGGCCCCGATTAAATCTTTCATTAAAAGACGCCTCTTCTTCTGGCGTCATTTTAACAACCTGACCATCTTTAATATAAGAGGCCATTTATTTCTTTTTGCCGCCTTTTTTGCCGCCTTTTTTCTTACCACTACCGTACATTATTTTCTCCTTCTTGCTTTTTTCTTTGCTGTATCACTTAAATCACTAAAATGGAACAAACGCTTACTGTTTTTCCCATGTGTCTTACCTGTATGAACCTGACCATTTGGCATTTTGTGCATACCGCCAGTATGTTTTGTGCCATCTTTCAAATAATGTGCAACACCTTTAGCCATTATTTCTTACCCTTTTTTCTTGTAGGTTTCTTAGCAGTTTTTGCTGCTTTTTTAAATGCTTTATCTGTTGGTGCGCCTTTTGCACCCTTTTTACGCATTTTTTCTGGTTTTTTACCAGCGGCTTTTTGAGCTTTTATACGCTTACGTTTTTTGTGAATATTATCATAAAGACCTGATTTTCCCATGCCACGCTCCTTATTTAAGAGCAACGTAACACATTATGCTATGCCTTGCAAATTCCTTCTTATTGGTTCACCCCAATTTGTTTCTGTTTGCTTACCAACAGCTAAATATCTCCAAGCATCTGCTCCATGTGATGTCCAATCATGCAATGGTCTACCACGCCATGTTTTGTTTTTTTCATCAAATTCTCTTCGATATTGCCTTAGAGCCTCAATACCTCTGTTACATTTTTTTTCATCAAACCAACAACGATTTAGCATTGATCTTGCTGCTTGTATTCCATCTTCTATTGCTAACTTAGGAGCTATTGTAACATCTTGTATGCCTAGATTATGCAATGTTTCTAACCTTGACTTTCCTGTTCCAAGCTCTTTTACTCGTACATCGTGGGGCAAGATATGATCCATGTAGTGATAACCTTTGCTACTTAGTTCTTTTGCATAATGATCTAGCCCCACACCAGAGTTTTCATAATAGTCTATAACTCTAATTTCCTGACCAACATATTGAGCAAACCAAATAGCTGTACTATCGCCAATACCTAAATCCCATGCAGTAACCACACCAACGCTAGGATCATAAGGAACAGTAGTTATTCTACTATCTTCCATAGCTGTTTTCATTTCCATAGCGTAATATGCACCAACAATAGCAGCCTCAAAAGAACATTCAAACTCCTGCTCATAGCGGTCATCACCCATTGTGGCCTTTGCTTCTTTAAGTTCTTCTGGATCTAATATGTCTGTTTGGGATGCTTTAAACATACCTAACCACCAATTATCATCAGTCTTGGCATATTCGTATAATTCCCAAAATTCATTACGTCCTTTGGGTGTGGAAATAAATGTAGCACTACCTTTTCTATCAGCTAATGAAGGTCTAATAACTGTAGCCCACGCTGAAGCTGGGAAGTCACTATGCTCGTCACAAACTACTGCGTCATAATAAAGGCCACGCATAGCATTATAATTATCTGCACCATAGAGGCGAAATCTGCTTCCATTGCTAAAATCTATCCTCAATTCGCTGTGGTTGATTTTAATATCTGGTATGTCTCTGGTATATTCTAACGCATAATCCCAAGCTACTGCTTTTGCCTGGCTAAGATATGGAGCAATATAGGCTACTCTTACATTCTCTTTTTGCACAGTAAAACAAGCTCTAATTAAATCATTAATTGCTGCTACTGTTTTACCAAATCTTCTGTGAGCGACTAACACCGCAAATCTTTCTTTACGGTTGTGATATTCCTCTACTTCTTTTCGAGGTTTATAATCTATAGTTATTTCTTCCATGTTAGCTTAACCATGTGTTCACCAGATGCGCCTGTTCCGCTTATCTGCATAGGAAGCACTCTACCCATTAGTGACATAAATGATTGTGGGTTTTCTATAGCCTGATGCTCAAGGTAATGAACCATACCTTCTTTCTTGGCTTCTTCTACAAATCTAGGATCAGCTTTATCAGGATCATCATATCTTGCTAAGACAATGTTCTGTCCTGCTCTATCTGCTGCTTCTAATATAGCATCTTTCAGTAGTCTTGGAACTTTATTACCTGTTCCTTTTTTTCTACCAGATCCTTCTACTTTAGATATTTGTTCTTCTTTTGTACTCATATGTCCGTCCTAACAGGGTACTACCATATATAGTATAGGTTAACTGATTTGCTAAGAAAAGGGAACCCCCACTGTAAGGCTCCGATCTTACAATGGGGGGAGGCTCTTGTGTAGGGAGGGTTCACGAGAGAGCCTACCTAACCTGTATCACAACTTAGCCTCTTTTCATATTATTAAGATATTCCTTGTATGGTTGCAACTGATCTTCACTAACCAATCCTAATCTTAACATCTGATCTGCCATTGTGCCTAGAATATAGTTCTCACCAACATCTTCTTTATTCTGTATTCTTTTAGCATTAATCTTTAGCTCGTCAGGTTGATAACCTTTTTGCTGTGTATCATCTCTAAACTCTGGACGTTTAGGGGCAATTTCTTTTGCAGCTTTACTAATCTCTTTAGCTGTAGGCCATGTTCTAGTTTCTAAGTTACCTAACAAAGCTTCTTCGAAATCACTAAACCACTCTGTGTATTGCCTGGTAGGAGCTAACTTAATTACTTTATCTACAAGAAACTGTGCCTCTGTTTTCAGTGCATCTGTATTGCCTTGAACGGCTCTAGGAGCGTTTAACCTAGCTAACAGCTTCATTGTGTTATTTCTTAATTCGTCATTTCTTTGATTATTCATAGCTTAATCCTAATTCCTCTAATGCTTTTTTCATACCATTCATTTCTGGTATTTCTGTTTCTGGTTTCTCTGACCATCTCTCTTGTCTTAGCCATGTTCTAGGATAAGGTACAAATCTTATCTCATCAGGCTTAACACTTTCTGAATATTCTTTAGCACCTTTTATAATAACACAACCTTTTTCTTTAGTAAGTGCTGTTGCAAAAGATTGTTTCGCTGCTGCTTTATTAATTTTTCTAGGATAATGTTTCCAAAATTCATCGAAAACTTCATCTATATTATTATGTTCTTTTCCAAGGTTTCTTCTTACAAGGTTATTCATACGCAGATTTTGCGTATCCCCATGCGCAGATTTTGCGCTACCCCTACGCAGATTTTGCGTATCGTCTAAGTTCTCAAGAGTTCCAGTAAGTTCCAGTAAGTAACTATTAGCTGTTTTGCCACCTGTATCTCTATATTGCGCTCTTCTTGTTAATAATCCTAAATCCTCTAAAGCTGTTATATGTGTCTCAACTGAACGCCTAGACATTTCACATAAAATAGCCAATCTATTTATGCTGGGAAAGCAATCGCCTGTTTCTGAATTATGATGATCTGCAATCCAATATAAAACTACTTTTGTAGCTGGCCTTAATCCATTTTGTTTCATTGCCAGTGCTGTCATATAGTGTGACATTTATTTTTACCCTTTCTGTCCAAATAACTTTTAGCTATTGTGACTTTGTGTGAAAGTGCCGCTGCCTGTGGCACTATCCTTTTTACCTCAAACTGGCCCACATTAATTTGTGGGTCATTTTTTATTCATCAGAAAGAAAGTAATCAGATAACACCTTCACAGTTTCATAGTTAACATTGTCTATTGCCCCATCTCGTACACGATATACAGTATGACGCGATAAACCAGTAGCATTACAAACTTGTGCAGGGCTTTTATCCTTTAGTGCATCCTGAATTTTGCCCAGCGATAATAAATCAGGTTCCAACATTTTTTTCCTTTTTTTACATTTATAGGTTGCATATAAGATACTAATGTGTATATTACAAGATACAAAATAAAACAAGAGGTAAAAATGAAAAAGCGTATTAACAATGTATCTCAGCTATTTATAACAACTGAATTATACAAAGTTATTATAGAACAAAATTTATCGCCTAGTAATACTAAGGCGTTAATAGAAGCAATAGAAAATGGCGTAGAAAAAGCTAACAAATATGACGCTGAATTACAGGGAGTGAAGTTTGATGCCTAAACAAATACCACCTAAATTATTGGAAGTTCTTACAAAAATAGGACTAACAAAAGAACAATCTACATGGGATTGTCATGGTACGCCTGTTGTGTTGCACAAAGCTTGTGAAAAAATGGCTGCGGAATATGATATAATGTTTGATACACCTACATTATATGCACAAGATATTAAGTCTAAAGAAGTAGCCATGTGTGTTGTAGGTCATATGGGTGACAAAACAGAATGGTCAGTTGGTGAGGCTGCACCGTATAATAACAAAAATAACTATCCATTTGCTATGGCAGAGAAACGTGCCAAAGATAGGGTAATATTAAAGCTTGTTGGCTTACATGGTGATGTTTACAGCGAAGAAGAAGCTGACGACTTTAGGGACGCCAAACCACAACCTACTAAACTTATGAACTTAGATACAGACGCCAGGGTAGATGCTGCCCTTACGTTTTATGAAGATT